GTTTTGGTGGACGACCTACTTTTGTACCGTAAGTCCCTTTACCTTTTGGCATCCTAATCTCCTTTTAAAATACCGAAGACCTTCCGAGCTTCTCTTCTACGTCCTTAGTGTACGCAGAGTCCTTGCCATATCGTTGGTCCTTCATTGCAGCTACAACTTCCGCTGTGCTACGGAACTCATCTTTGGAGGCGCCAGATGACTTACCAGAGAGCAGTTGAGGCTCAGAGCCATCCATTGCTTCCCGCTTAGATTGTAGCCATTCGACTGCCATCTTAGCATTATCTGTGCTTGTCCCAACCATCTGGTTGTAGAGTTCAAGTTCTTTTGTATCGAGGCTATCTCTAGCCCAATCGGTTAGGTCGGCATAGCCTTCCTTCCCACCAGCGACTTCCATCACTGCGTCTGCATCTGCTGTCTGTGCGGATTGCATTCCCTTGATGTAGGTGTCCACCATCTCTTTGGGGTAACCCATACTCTCAAGTTCTGTGTAGCTTTCCTCACCCAACTCTCCAGAGCCAGCAAATTCCTCAGAGAACTTATTGAAGCTTACGGGTTCACTTTTAGGTGCCTCTGTTTCTGCTGGGGCTTCATCATCTGAAGGGGCAGATAGCTTCTTTTCTAGTTCGCTGTAGGATTTCGCTAGGTCCTCGGGAGAGCTGAATTTCTCAGGTAACCATTCAGGACGTTCAGTTTGGTTATCCTCGGCAACGGGTGCTTCTGGGCCAGTATCGTCTGATACGATTGTGATGCTTTCACTCATGCTTTAAAAATCTTCCCTTGTACGAGTTGATTTCTTGAGAATGGTGGGAGCAGCCAACGGCTTCTTCTCAGGCGTGGAAGGTGCTTCGTTAGAGGCTCTATCCTTCTCCACCGCCTTGCTGTCTTTGGCTTTCAACATATGAGTTTCCTAATGCTTTAGCGCCTTCTTGAATTGCACCGGGTCCTGCTTGCATCATCATCTGTTGCTGCATTGCCTGTTGCTGTTCTTGGGCGATTTGTTCTTCTGTTTTAATCAAGCCTTCAGTCTCGATACCGAGAGCTGTTGCTCGACGTTTGATATAATCTTGAAGGTTAACGTACTGCTTCAGTACCTCTGGACCCAATGCCTGCGTCATACCTTGAATAAACATATCAAGTTTGCGTAGGTCGTGTCCCCGTCCGAGAGCTTCCATGCCTGTAACAATGGTAGGTTTAACTACATCGTCTGGCAGCTTAGGAAGTTTCTTAGACCTAGTGAGGACCTCAATCTTGCGGTTAACGTAGGGAAGCTGGAATTCCTGCGAGAGTATAGAGTAGATACCCGATAGGGTGTCCTCTAGTTCTCCTGCGAGGTATCGGATTTCTTCCGCTGTAACTCGCTCTCCGTTACGTTGAACAGAAGATTGAAGCATAAACTGCTGTGATAGACGTTCTTCAATTCCTTGCATTGCCTGATAGGCCACTCGGAAATCGTTGAACTTATCCATTTGAAGTACGGAAACATCATTCTTATTGCCCTCTATGATTGCTGTGTTCTCTGCCTGTGCGATGGTACGCATTCGCGTTGTGCCATTAGGGTTCACCATAAAGATGACCTTAGCGGCTGCGGCTGCACCCTCGACGATGGCTTGAGTTAAGCCCTCAAGAGACCGTAGGTCACCTAAGAGTTCCTCAACAAATCCACGCCCATAGTCTTCACCGTCAATGCGGGAGAAGCGTAGGGGCAGGAAGGGCATGTTGTTCTTCTTATATTTACCCTTGGAGCCAGAGACTACTGAGCCTTTGACTTCTTGGTATACATTATAGAATTCGTTCTTACGCTCAATGTGAGTGTAAACCTCTACGGTCTTCTCATCACCTTCGAGCTTACCAGTGATGTTAGCGGCTGTCGCTTTATCCAGAGCGTTAGGTGAGACATGCTCTACCGTAACGATCTCTAGAACCTCACCGTTAGGTGCGCGAGATACTACATAACTATCTAGGTGAATTACTCTGGTCTTCTCGGGGCCAACCTGCAGTAGCACGTTGCCTCCGACGATTAGATGTTTCAGTGCTTCATGCACCGCCACTCGATCTCCAGACGTTTCAATCTCTGACATAACTGCCCGTTCATACTCACCCAGTTGTTGTTCAATCTGGGTACGAGCAGCCTCATCTTGAGCAATATCTTTTAAAGTATAAGGCTCAACCATGAAGCGGAAGAAGGGGGAGTTAGGAGGCATCAAAGCCAGTGAAAGTTTAGAGGCTAAGTTATTCACACCACGCGCACCAATGCCCTGAAACGGAGTATACAAGTCACTCGTCTCATTGTGGACATCTGGCGGTATTAGCGATGGGATAGTTAGCTCTGCACAATCTCTGGCTCGATCCAAGTAAGATTGTCGTGTCTGTTCGAGTTGACGGTAACGCTGTTCAGCGGTTCCCATACTCATTTAAATTCTCACTTCATTACCTGTAAACCAGCACCCAATAATTCGGGGGCGTCTATGTTCTTTTCAACTAATTCTTTTTTCTTAGTCACGGCTTCCTTAGCTATCTGAATAGGCAGCAATCCTTTGTCTGCCATCTTATCAGCAGCTAGAATACCAAGAGGAGCTACTCCTGTTTTCTGGATAGCTTTTGCTCCAAGTCCTAATGCGGTACACATACTAGCCCCTTACTTATTAATTTGAAGGCCTGTGCCTTTATCAACATTAGTTGTCGTTGGGTCGAGGTCCACACGCAGCTGTGACGTACCAGCTGCTTTACCAGCGAGTGCGCCCTTCTCTGCAGCGGTGCCACTCTCAGGGGATGACGGGTCATACATATTTGTCATCACTGGGTTAGGCGCACCGGGTGCTGCAGGTGGCGGAGCAGGCGCAATCTCTTGCGGGGGCGGCGGGGTGGGTGATGAAAAGCACATTAGCTATTCTCCTAAGTTCGCAGCGGTTTGCTCTGCGTGAATTGTTGTTAGAAAATCTACGACAGAACGCTGACCACCTCTCCACATCAGCATGTTGTGCTGTTCAAGGTATTCAGGAGCCTTATCAGGGAAGCGGGAATTAAGTTCATCTAGTAGTTCGTTAGATATAAAGGGAAACATTGTTTATTCTAATCCTCTAAGGTGCAACCTAATCAAAGGCGCGGGTCCACATGGCACAGATGCCAGAGCGAACTACGTCATCATGAGTGAAGTTGCAGTGAGCTGCAGGGATGTTGTGTTTGTGCATAAGGTCTATAGCAACCTGCAGGCCACTGGTGCCTGATAGGTCATGCTGAGTTACATCCCCATTGACGATGACCTTACTATCCTCACCAATACGGGTCAGGAACATCTTCATCTCATGGGGTGTTAGGTTCTGTGCTTCATCTAGGATGACGAAGGCATTGTTGAAAGATCGTCCACGCATAACTTCAAAAGGTACAATCTCAATGTCACCACGCTTACGGGCAACCTCGAACCTACCTTTACCTAGTCGTGCCTCTAAGACCTCAGTCAAGGGGACTACCCATGGGGCAATCTTATCCTCGATAGTCCCCGCAAAGAAACCAAGAGACTTACCTGCAGGGATGTTAGGGCGAGTTAAGATTATCTTGTGTATCTTGTGGGCATGGAACATATCCGCAGCTACGGCTGCAGCAATGTAGGTCTTACCTGTACCTGCAGGCCCTGTGACAAATGTCTGAGGGTACTGAGAGATACAGTCCATGTAGTTCTTTTGAGCAGGGTTCATGGGTAGCAGAGGCTGCACACGGGGACCGCGCACAACCTCAACATCCTCCTGCTTACGTTTGTAAGTGGATTTCTTTCGCATTATTTTACCTTAGCGGATGGGGCAGGCCCCGGTGGCGCATTCATCGTCTGTTAATTCGTCGAATGAATTAGCGTTCTCGATGTCTACATTTGCAAGCGTTGAGACATACACATCATATGTCTCCTTAGTGACTACCTCTTGTGGGAGATAGGCATAGCCAAGGTCGGCTGCTGTCTTGGTCGGATCGTTGCGATAGATGAACGATACACCAACATAGGTATCCCAGTTCTCCATAATCCCATTGATGATGGAGGGTATTTCAGGGGGGTCATAGCTGATGGTGACTGAACAGTTATGGTCTACATAGTTGTCCATCATAAGCTTGTATCGATCCAGCTGTTGCACAGCAGTCTCAAGGTTTACGAACTTACCATCCACCACTTGGAACTCAACATCATCATAGGCCACCGGGAAGGTGATTAGGACACTGTCAGGTTCAAAGGGTTTCTCGATGACTGTGTAGTTAGCTGCAGTCATGATGGGTACTATTGGGTCATGCTTAGAGAAGGTGACGTTGTTGAAGAGGTACTTACCTAGAGGTCGATGTACTCCCTCAGTAGTCGACATGACCTTTGAAAGGGTTCCACTTGGCTTGATAGTTGAGACAAGCTTGGCCCTTGGTAGACCTAGTTCATCTGCAATTGAGTTAGCACCATTTTTAGCTGAAGCTCGCAGTATCTGCAGCATACTGGGGATGTTCATATGCTTATTGTAATCGAGAAACTTCACGATGCCTGTAGCACCTACACCACACAGGCGAAGAAACTCATTCAGCTCGTGCCAAGATCGTTGAAGGATACCATCATCCAAGTTCACACAAGTCTGACGGTAGTTAGCACGAGCTGCTAGGTACACAGCATGTTGCAATCCCTCAAAGTCATCAACGTATTTACCCCAATCTACCTCAACTAGGTTACAGAAACTCTTGTTACCTAATAGAATTTCCGCACATGGGTTAACTCCCTTGAAGTGAGGAGCACGTTTAAGGGCTGCTTCTGCATTGATGAAGCCCGGTTCAGACCCACCAGCTTCAACCATACGGTCAAAGATGTAGGACAGTTCCCACTTGGTAGGCTTCTTATAGAACATCAGAGAGTTGTTGGACTGCTGGCGGTGGGCGTTGTCGTGAAGCCAGAAGTCTTTCTTAGCTGAGATGAACTCATCAGCCTCTAGGTCATCGACAGGCATCACAGCAATCTCTGCAGATCGACGGGAGGACAGTGTAGTACCCATGTGGTTGAGGAGGTCTAGGATATCCATGCGGGTCAGTAGCTGCCCTGCACGTTTGTTCATGATGTCACAGATTTTACCCAGGGCGATGTGAAGTGTATCGTCCCCTGAACTGATCCATCCGTACCCTTTGAGGCGTGTACCAGCTGGACGGATTTCACTGAAGTCCAAGATGATCTTGTCCACAGGGTCCTTCAGGGCCATGAGTTTCCCCAAGGCTTTAGCCCATGCCTTAGCACTATCACCAATGGTCAGCTTGTAGACCCGGTAGCCCTCATCACCGATAGAGCGCAGCTGTGAGATGTTGTCCTCACGACCTTTGCCTTCACGGTCTGAACGCCACATCTCAACCTCTGTCTCCTTAGCGAAGCCATTAAGAGTGCCAACCACAGGCTCGAAGCCTACACCACAGCCCTGCAGTAGCAGCCAGAAGGCATCAACTACATCATGGACTGTCTCGATACGTCCGAAGCTACAGTTGAACTGTGAGGCCTCGTGCTTCTTAGCTACGTCTGTGCCACCAAGCCACAAGGTGCGGCCTGATGTTGTAGCCCTACGCTCAAGCATGAGTATCCGTAGTTCTTCTAGCTCTCCAAGTTCCCCTTGGTTAAGCTTCTCAGTTTTAGCTCGTTCCCAGAGCCACTGTTGGTGGTTAATAACCCTACCAACTGTCTGCTCCCAAGTCTCGAACACAGTCCCCTCATCGTTGAGTGGCCTGTTATATGTGCGGCGTGTTACCACCGCAGCTCTTACGTCTGTCATCGATTGTCCCCATTACCCTGCAAGGCACCGCGCTCTTTGCGGGATGCCAACTTGTCCAAATTCTTTTGTGCTAATACTGACAGCTCACAGTTATGTACTCGTGCGAGTTCACTAACGAACCAAAGGATATCCCCTAGTTCATCAAGTACCGCTGTGTGTGGGTAGGCATTATCTTTGCGATACCACTTGGCTACCTTACTCATCAGCTCGCCCACCTCACCTGTCAGGCCAGAGGTTAAATATTCC